GAAGTATGGAAGGACAAAAGACCAACCGGCGGATCAGGAGCGGATTGCTAACCTGATCTACGGTGGAGACTGGGGTGCTAAGAACTTAGGTAACACAGAGCCGGGGGATGGCTGGAAATACAGGGGCAGAGGCTTAAAACAGCTCACAGGACGAGATAACTATAGAAGGTGTGGTCAGGCTCTAGGTGTGACTCTCTTAGATGAGCCAGAGAGGCTAGAAGATCCTGTAGTAGCGGCTTTATCAGCCGGTTGGTTCTGGCAGTCTAAGGGGTTGAATCTCTTTGCGGACGAGGGTGACGTAGAGGGAATGACTAAGAGGATTAACGGTGGGACGATAGGTCTTGACAACCGGAAGATTTTGTATCAGGCGGCCATAGAGGTTCTCAAATAAAAATGGCAAAATAGTGGCGGGGAATGTTCCCCGAACATGGAGAGTCAATTGGAAACCATCAATATGCCAGTCCAACTGGTGAATGCGATTCTGAACTATTTGGGTAGCCGTCCTTATGTTGAGGTGGCTAGTTTGATCAACGGTGTCCAGCAGGCGGCAGCGCCCAAGGAAGCCGAAAGTCCAGGTGGAACTGAGTAATGGATTCACAGACCCTGATCAACATCCTTTTTGGGGTCTCTGGCGCGTTTGGGGGTTGGATTCTCAACTCCCTTTCGCGCTCAATTCTGCGTATTGAGGACAAGTTGTCTGAGATGCCGCTTCAGTATGTCACTAGAGATGATTACAGAGTTGATATAGCGGACATCAAGGGAATGTTGTCAAGGATCTTTGATAAGTTGGACAACAAGGTAGATAAATGAGTTCAGCGACCAAGACTGATCCGGGGAAATGGAAAAGGATTGTTTCCCAGGTGAAGGCGTCCGGTAAGGGTGGAGCGCCGGGTCAGTGGTCGGCTAGGAAGGCTCAATTAGCTACGCAGAAGTACAAAGGCTCTGGGGGTGGTTACAAAGGGCCAAAGAAAGCAGATAATTCGTTATCGAGATGGACTCGTGAAGACTGGGGTACGAGGTCTGGGAAGCCATCTACGCAAGGTTCAGAGGCTACGGGTGAGCGGTATCTCCCCCGGCGAGCACGAGAGAAGCTAACGGCTTCTGAATACGCCGCCACCACGCGAGCAAAGCGTGAGGGAATGCGGCAAGGTAAGCAGTATGTCCCGCAGCCGGAGTCGATCAAGAAGAAGGTGTGGTGATGGCTTACATGATGACGTACAGCAACCTAGTTGCTGACATAGAAAAATACCTAGAGCGGACGGATGCTGAGACGATTGATCGTATTCCGACGTTCATTGGTCTTGCCGAGCAGGTTTTAGCGGCTGATCTGAAGTTTCTTGGAAATCTAACGGTAGTGACATCTACGATGGTTCAGGGGGAGGCGATCATTGACAAGCCTGCCCGCTGGAGAAAGACGGTATCCATGAACGTCACGGTTGGTGGAGAAAGGAAGCCGGTTCTTCTGAGGAAGTATGAGTATCTCAGGGAGTATTGGCCGGATCCTACTCAAGAGGATGTGCCTCTGTTTTACTGTGACTATGACTATACGCATTGGTTAGTCGCTCCGACGCCGGACGATGACTATGCGTACGAGGTGCTGTACTACGAGAGGGTTCAACCTCTAGATGACTCGAATCAATCTAATTGGTTCACTCAGTACGCACCGCAGGCTCTTTTGTATGGATCGCTCCTTCAGGCGATGCCTTTCCTGAAAAACGACGATCGTGTCCCGATGTGGCAGGCTCAGTATTCAGCCATTGTGAATGTTCTGAAGACCGAGGACGTAGCCAGAATCGGTGATCGTCAAGCCATAGTGAGGGATTCATGAGCTTCACCTCTCCGTTCACCGGACAAGTTATACAGCCGACCGACGTTTCCTATCGTGCTGTTACGTTAGATGCGAATACGACCTTAGAGTGGCCTATCAATGGTTCTGCTACGGATAACTATGTAGCGCGGATCATGAACGTCACGGCAACCGCAGGGTCGTTGACTCTGAGGATGCCTCCGGCTAATCAGGCGAGTGTCGGAGAAGACTCTTTAGTTCGGAACGTCGGTGCTACGACGTTTACCTTAGCGGACTATGCTGGTAACACGATCACGACGATTGCCGCGGGGGAAGCGAAGTACGTCTATATCACGACGAACGCTACCGCGGCAGGAACCTGGGGTCTTATAGCCTTCGGTGTTGGCACGAGTAACGCTGATGCTGCGGTGCTTGCCGGAGAGGGATTAAAGGCTATTGGCTCAACGCTGAATCAGGCGTATGACGTTACGACCTTTAGTTCTAACTATACGGCTTTAGACGGTGACAGGGCTTCTGCGCAGGTATGGACAGGGGGTTCTGGGACTCTAACGCTTCCGTCGGCTACAACGGTCGGAGAAGACTGGTTTGTTCTTGTTAGAAACGGCGGGACTGGGACGTTAACGGTTTCTCCGGTAGGGGGGCAGTTAATCAACGGTGCAGCGTCTCTAGCGATGCAACCTGCGGATTCTGCGGTAGTCATATCGTCAGGGGCGGCCTGGTACACGATTGGTTTAGGAAGGTCTACGCAGTTTAACTTCACGCAGTTAACCAAAGCGGTTACGACCGGAACTTATACGTTGACGGCATCTGAGGCGTCGAATGTTGTACAGAAGTACACGGGGACGTTGTCTGGAAACGTAACGGTTAATCTTCCGCAGACGATCCAGGTTTACTACATCACGAACCAGACGGACGGTGGCGTAAGCAACTATCAGATTACCTTCCAGACCGGGGTTGCGGGTGGAGCGATAGCAACGGTTCCTGCCGGTCAACAGGTTATTTTGTTGTGTGACTCGGTGAATCTGCTGAATGCTTCGACGATTGCGGCGGGTGCTTCGAACATATCTTTAGTAGATGGTACTGCGGCAGCTCCGGCGTTGAACTTTGCGACTGAGACGAATACGGGTATCTACAGGCCGGGTTCTGGCGAATTTGGTATCACGATTGTTGGTACTAAGAGATTTGGTTTGACGGCGACGGGTTTAGCGATTACTGGAACTGGGAACTTCACGGGTGGTGTTTCTGGTGGATTGTTCACATGACCAAGAAAGTCTTTGCCTTAGATACCAAACCCGGTATTCAGAGGGATGGAACGATCTTTGATCGTGCGTTCTACACGGATGGTCGCTGGGTAAGGTTTCAGCGTGGTAGACCGAGAAAGATCCGCGGATACCGAGTAATCTCAGATCAGATGTTTGGGCCGTCTAGGGGGATTTGGGTAAATGCTCAGAATGCCTTTACGTCAATCTTCTCTGGGTATAACAATGGCCTCGAAGTTCTGACGATTGACGATAACGGTATTGGCGCGGGGATAGGTGAGTTCTCACTATCAAACTTTACTGCGTCCCCGTTGAATCTCTGGCAGTTTGATGGATTTTATGACGTTGGAGGGGCTGGAGTTCAGTCGTTAGTGGCTCACCCTGGGCAGAATCTTCAGGCGATAGATTCAGACAATGACACCCCGGTGCTTATTGGGAACATCACTGGGACGACGATGTCTCAGATTGGTGTTTTTACGGATAGCGTTACAACGACGAACTTAAGCCCGACGTTGACGTTAGCGGTATCGAATCCTTTGATCGGTGCTGGTCAAGCGATTACCGGTGCTGGGATCCCTGCGAATACGACGGTTGTATCTGTGGTGGGTACGACGGTTACGATGTCTAACAATGCAACGGCATCGGCTACGGTGACGGCTACGTTTAACAACAACGTATCGGTATCTGGTGGAGTAGTTTCTCTACATCCGTATGTCTTTGTCTTTGGAAACAACGGATTGATCAGGAACTGTTCTGCCGGTAATGCGCAGGACTGGGTTTCAAGTGATGCGAATGCGGTCAATGTAGCGACGGGAAAGATCGTACAGGGTCTTCCGGTGCGGGGTGGTTCTAATTCACCGTCGGGGTTGTTTTGGAGCCTAGATTCCTTGATTAGGGTGTCGTATGCCCCGACGAACCTAGGGGTTCCAGGGACGGCTAACTTTGCGACTCCGACCTTCTGGCGGTACGACATTATTTCGAGTCAGACGTCGATTATGTCGAGCCAGAGCGTTATTGAGTATGACGGTATCTATTACTGGTGTGGTGTTGATAGATTCCTTCTATACAACGGAACCGTGAAAGAGATCCCGAACTCGATGAACCAGAACTGGTTCTTTGATAACTTGAACTACAACCAGAGGCAGAAGGTTTGGGTTACGAAGGTTCCGCGGTTTGGAGAGATCTGGTGGTTCTACCCTCGTGGGAATGCTACTGAGTGTACGGACGCCATTATTTATAACGTGCGAGAGCAGACTTGGTATGACGCTGGACAAGCGGTAGGTGCGCGTAGATCGGCGGGATATTTCTCTCAGGTCTTTGCGTATCCGGTGATGGCTTCTTGGCAGACGCTTCCTGAGACGGCGATCTTTACTGAGAGTATGACGGTTACGACGGGAAGTGAGTTTATCTTCCTAGATACGTATAACACACAGGTGGCTTTGAGGCAGGTTATTTCGGGATCGAACATACCTACGGGGACGTCGGTGATGGCGATAACGAGTTCGAACATCAAGACCTTGGGGGCAATTACTCCGGGGTCTGGATATGTGAATAACTCGTATACGGATGTTCCTTTGACGGGTGGTTCTGGAGCGAATGCAACAGCGGATATTGGGGTATCTGGTGGAGTAGTGACTACGGTGACGATTGTTCTTCGTGGTGCTGCTTATCAGGTCGGAGATGTGTTGTCTGCGGATAATTCGGATCTTGGAGGCACAGGATCTGGATTTCAGATTCCTGTAAGTGCGATCTATGCGCAGGCGATTGAGATGTCTCAAGCTGCTACGGGGACTGGAAGTGTTTCTCTGACGTTCTCTTTACCTCCTAACCGGATACAGATCCATCAGCATGAAATCGGGGTAGATGCTGTTGATGGACAGAACGTAGAGGCGATAGAGAGTTATTTTGAGACGAACGAGTTGGGTTGGATTGCTGGAGGCCCCTCTCAACCGGCTATGGATGGCTTGAACAAGTGGTTAAGGTTAGAGAGGGTAGAGCCTGACTTCTTGTTAGAGGGTGATATGGAGTTGTATATCACTGGAAGGCCGTATGCTCAGTCTGAGGATTCGACTACGGGTCCTTATACGTTTGATGCGAACACGAACAAGATTGACATGAAAGAGCAGAGGCGAGAGTTGAGGTTGAAGTTCGTCTCTAATGTTGCCGGTGGTGACTATCAGGTTGGCAAAGTGATATTGAACGCGGATCTTGGTGACGTCAGAGGGTATTGATGGCTAGTACCGAATCACCGTTGGTATATGACCCGAGGTTTCACACGTTTGAATCTTGGGCATCGCTTATGGTTGAGCAGTACGCAGCGCAGCAGTTAGAGATACCGACAGAGGACACGGACTGGAAGCGTTGGGGTAATGCGTTGAAGGCTATAGATGTCTTTGCGAACGAAGCGATTCCAGAGACAGATGACTTTGATGACTGGTTTAACTGGGCAGCGGCATTACTGGCTGCTGTGAATCCGAGAACAGCATGAATTACTCTGGTTACACGCTAGACCCAAAGGTCGTCGGAAAGCTTGAACAGCAAATAATTAATCAGCGTAACAATGTTACGTTTGCTGATGGTAAAAAGCTCGGGGATTACTGGGCGGGAGGTGCTGGCGTTGATTGGGCTACCACTGAGATGGCGCAGATGCTCGCCGCTAGTGGTATTACCAGTATTGATCAGGTAGGGTTAGTTCAAAAAGGCGACCAAAGGTTTGTAGGTAATAAAACTACTGGTCAGCCACTTATAGCGTTTGATCATGCTAGAGGCGGTATAGACGAGTCTACATGGGGCTCAACCACGGCAGGCAAAGATAACACCTACTATAAGGTGTCTTTTGACCAAGCGACAGGTTTGCCGTTGTTTTATACGCTCCCCAAAGAGAAGGGCGATGCGTTTTCTGAGTTTATGTCAATGCTTAAGCAGGCAGCTCCTGCGTTAAGTATTGTGACAATGGCTATCCCGGGAATTGGGCAAGCTGTAGGTTCAACAATCTTAGAAGCAGTTGGTGCGACAGAGCTCGCAAAGAACGCGGTATTGGCAACTGGCTTAGGTAATGTAATCGTCAATACAGCGCTTACTGGCGATCCAAAGTCGGCTATTGTTAGTGCGGTAGGTGCGTATGTCGGTGCCAATCTTGGCAGTCAGATTGGAGAGCTTGCGTCTAGTGCGGCAGGCAAAAAGTTTTTAGAAGCAACAGCAAGCGCAGGGATTCGATCTCTAATAACAGGGAAAAACTCTTCAGAGATTGCGCAAGACGTTCTCATGGCGGGAGTTAGCACTGCCGGTGAGATGCTAATGGAAAAGCCTCCCTGGGGAACCGGAGGCAAGCCTGTTGACGCAAAGGCAAAGTCAGCAATTAGCAGCGCAATATCGTCTGCTCTTCAGGGAGAGGGATCTTTAGAGGATCGAATCAAGAACGCAACCTTCAACGGTGCTTTGACATATGCGACCTCACAGATTGATACTGCTGGGCAAAAGATAACCCCGCAGACGGTTAATCTGCTATCTAACATTTTGAATGCTCGGTTGGCTGGCAAGCCGATAACGGAAGCAACAGTAAACGCAGCAATTTCCAATGTAAACAATGAGTTTAACTCTGTTATCAAAAAACAGATTAGCATTGAAAAAAGCATCGGAGAATCTGCCGCAAGGGCTGTCATTGATAACGCCATAAACAGAGCGGAGCCTTATTCAGATCCTATAAGCTATGTAAACACATACTTAGACAAAGCCGTAGAGCAAGCCAAAGACATCTCTACGACGGCAAAAAACATCAGTCAATACTATGGGCCGGATCTTGGTGGCGTGTTGGTGTCTGAAGCCATGCAAGTCATGGGAGATGCAAATACAACACAAGTGCAAGCGTATAAAAATGCCTTAGAGTCTATAGCCAGCGGATATTCTGGGCTTCTTGGGAACTATACGTGGCTAAAAAATAACTTGGGCGAGCAAGCGACTGCCGAAATTATTAGGCAAGTGTTAGAGAAAACGCCGGATGTTACGCCTGGGGTTACAACAAGTGCTGTTATAGGGCGAGAGTTAAAGAACAAGATTATTGAAGTACAAAACAATCCGGAGTTTGTTGACGAACGTATAAAAAATCTCCAGGAATATGAAAACCAAAACCCAGAAGTGCGTGGTGGGTGGTATGCGTCAAAACCACTAAGAGATTTATATGAATACAGAGAAAGGCGTGACGCTGCCATTCAAGCGGCAAAAGAGGAAGGTGTAGAGCTTACTCTTGCACAGGCAGACGCTTTTGCAAAGTCAACTCCGTTTGCGTGGAAAGCGGCACAGGAAGCAAGGTCATACGCTAATCCGCTGTATACGACGACGAACGAAGCCAAGCAGGCTTTGTTGGATGCTGGCTTTAGCACTGAAGATGCTGAGAGATTGGCAGGATCAGCCGCGGGCGTTGGAGCCGGTAGGGTTGCGGACGTTATCAGTTCAAACCGTCCAGTTGCAGAGGTAACTACCGGCGGAGCGAAGCCAGGAACGACTCCGATCACGATCACAGAAGAAGGTGCTGTTAAGCCAGAGAAGCCTTCTCAGATTGTTCCGATTCAAAACCTTCCCGGTTCTGCATACACCGGAGAAGAGATCAAAGCCTTCTCTGATGAGGCTCAGAAGATCTCAAACGATGTGTTTGACGCTCTTAAGGAAGAGTTTGAGAACGTAAATCCTTCGTTGTTGAAACTTGGCGCAGAGTCTGCGTTAAACGCTTGGGAAGCAGATCCAAACATTCCGACGCCCCTTGGGACTACAGCCGAGCAAAAAAATCTGCTTGTCGAAGGCTTCAAAGACAGTGCTAAGCAGTTGCTAACAGCGGCGCCAATTCTGTACAGGTTGCATACAGATGCTACGCAAGTAGAGCAGTTACAAAACAATCTGGCGCGATTTGATCTGATTGATGAGGGTAGGCTAAACGAGGCTATTGCTCCGATTAGAAACTTTCCTTTAGCGCAAAGAATCCTGTCTGAGTACAACAGTGCCTCGCCTGAGCGTCGTGCTGAGATGCGAGCAGAACAGTCCGAGAAGATTCAAAACTACTTAGGGTCTGCTCAAGAAGCAATTAGGTTATACGACACATACAGGCAGGAGCAAGCGAAGAACGGTGTTCGGGTTCCAAGCTTTACTGAGATTCGAACGGACAATCTCGGGGCACTATCCAAAGACTTTAGTGATTGGTTGTCATACAACGTCGGCGCTGGTGCTCCGAGTGTTGCTGCAACGATTCTCGGGGCTTTGGTTGCTGGCCCGGTAGGTGCGTTTGCTGTTAGTGCGCCGATAGCCGCGAGTGAGTCATTAGCAAACCGGATGAAGTATCTGACGGAGGTCTATAAAGACCAGACCCCGGAGCAGATGGCGAACTCGGTGGTTGACTATCTTTCCAAGACGTCAGATATCACGATGATCACTGCTGCGGTCAGCGGTGCATTAGATCTGATGGGGCCTGTTGGTAGCGCTATACGCAATCAGACGCTCAAGCGAGTAGGTGAGACGATCCTACAGCAGCCGATGAACACTGCGTTGAAGAATGTACCCAAAGAGATATTAGAAGAAGGTCTTACTGGGGGATTGCAAGAGCTTACGCAGATCTTTGGTCAGAGGTTTACCGGAGAGCAGCTTGGTTCATTGTTCACGGTAGACAACCTTAAGAGGATTATTGACAGTGCTGCTGCGGAGGCTGCGGGGTCTTTGGCTGGATCCGGGATAAATCTTTCTACGGCTGCGGGTGCACAACAGTGGAAGGATAAGACTCTAGAGATCGCTGGCAGGCACATGATTGATGAGATCCAGGCCGGTCAGGAGATCTATCCGAACCTTCTTGAGCCTGCGTCGTCGGATGATGCTGTTCGGGTTCAAGCGGCGTTAGACAAGCTTGCGGATCCGAAATTAGCGAGAACGGTCACTCAAAGAGATCTGTATGGATCTAGCTTCCCTGAGACGCCTGTAAACATCTATGAGGGTGCTGTTACCCGTGTTTCTAAGGATGAACAAGGAAACACGATATATGACATCGGTAGCGGTTATGCAGCGATAGAGGACTCTCTCGGCAAGGTGTCGGTTGTTGATAGTGAGTCCGGGAGAGTTATTCCTTTATCGGCTCAAGATCTGAATGATCTGTATGAAACTAACATTGCTCCGTATAAGCCTCGAGAGATTGCCGGTCCGATTACGACCGGGCAAGACGAGAACAGGGTACGGTTCTACGATATCGGAGAGGATTACCGTCTATTAGATAGTAAAGACGGCCTAGCTCTCTTTGATAAGAAAAACGATATACCTGTGAGCTTACCTCCTGGAGAACTACAGAGACTGCGTGATGAAGTGGCTATTCCTTCGTTGAGGATATCGAAGGAAGACTTTGAAGCCATGAGTCCGGCGGATCGTGGCAAGTACGTCTTAGAGATCGCTACTAAGAGACGTCCGATAGACATATTTTTTGATCTGAATAAAGATGGAAAGATTACGTCTGCGGATGCTTTGAGGGCATCTAAGGGTGAGAACCCGTTTGCTCCACCAACTACACCGACTACACCAACCACGCCTACGACACCTACTGCGCCGGAGACTGTTGTTCCAACCGCTCCTCCGAGCGGCATTCAACCCGGTCAGCAAGGGTATAGACCGTATCAACCCCCTGTTAGTCCTCCTGTTAGCGGTGTTCAAGGGGGACAGCAACAAGGCGGTTTCCCGCAGGGGTATCAATTCTCTACGCCTGTAGCAGCTCCTGCGCCGGTAACAGATGCTAGTTCTTCCGAGTTTGTCGGTGGCGGGGAGCCAACTGATTTAACGTATGGCGGGGCACAGCCTGTATCGCAGCCAGCAGTTCAGCCTGGGGTTCTTACACAAGCAGAGTTTGAAGCTTTAAGTCCGCAAGAAAGGGGTAGTTACACCCTAGGAATGGCGGTTAAGCGTATTCCTCAAGACATGCGGTTTGACGTTAATAAAGACGGAAGAATTACCTCTGCTGATGCTTTAGCGGTATCTAAAGGTGCAAATCCGTTTGCTGAATCCACGCAGCAGACTGGAACCCCTCCCGGTGGCACAGCCGGATCCGGTGCAGCGGGTACTGGCTCAACGGCAACCACTGGAACTACAGGGACTGCTCCCGCCACGGGAAGCGCTGAATCAACTGGAACCACCGGGACAACAGGAACCACTGGGTCTACAGATTCAACAAGCACTACCGGGCCAACAACCACTACAGGAACCTCCCCGAGCACTGATACTACGGGGACAAGTCCTTCGACCACGACATCTACTGCTCCAACTACGTCCACTACTCCTACAACGTCTACCACTCCGACGACCTCTACCACTCCGACGACCTCTACCACCCCTACAACATCCACTACTCCGACCACCTCGATTACCCCAACAACATCGACTACTCCAACAACGTCTACTACGCCAACTACGTCCACCACTCCGACCACCTCGACGACTCCTACGACCACTACTCCTACAACAACTACCCCGACAACCGTTACGCCAACAGTTGATCCAAACAAGCCAACGGTTGAGCCAACAATAGATAACAGACCGCCTCCTCCACCTCCGCCTACAAAGGAAGAGATCAAAGAACAGATTGATGAGGCTTTAAGAGAGCAGGCGGAAGAACAAAAAAAACAGGCGGACGCCGCTAAACAGGCTGAAGAAATAGCCAAGATGAAGGTTAACCTCAGAAACCTTGGCACAACGGTTATCGGAGGCGGTTTAGGTGCTTTGCTCGGTCAGCAGGATCAAGTTGTACCAGAAGAGCCCTTTTCACCGTTGAAGAGCCTTTCTACCGGTCAAGCTTCTAAAGAGTTTGAGAGTCCTCTGGCTTTGTTCCAGAAGACGATTACTGAAAACTTAGGTTTGAAAACAGAAGAACCACCTCAAAAGCCCGAGGGAGATATGAATTACTTTAGTTACGGTCAACCGACCGAGGTTGAATCTGTTCTCGGTCTTGAGGAAGAAACCCCGTTAGAGGTTGCGTCTGGAGGTTTAATAGCACCTCTGATGAAATCCGGTGGTCTTCCGATGGTTCATTACGCCGGTAAGCCGAGGATTGACTTCCGCAAGGGGGCTTACGTTCAAGGCCCCGGTGATGGACAATCCGATGATATTCCTGCGATGCTTGCAGACGGGGAATATGTGTTTGACAGCGAGACAGTTGCAGCTCTCGGAAACGGATCTAATCGTGCCGGAGCGGAATTGTTAGATAAAATGAGGGAACACATCCGACAGCACAAACGCAGTGGTTCCGTCAAGAAAATCCCGCCACCTTCTAAGTCTCCTCTGGAGTATTTAGCTATGGCAAAGAGGTCAAAATGAGCATAACTCAGGGTTCGCCGCTACCAGATATCACGACGACTACGACGCAGGCTAAGAC